GGTGATGCCGGCAGTCTTTGACGCGGCCCAGGCGAAGAACGCCATGTCTTCATAGCCGATGCCGCGCGCCAGGTCTGACACTTGGCGCTTGAACTTGCGTTCCCATTCGATCACGTTCGGGAACACCGTCGTGACTTCGTAGGGCTCGCCATCGGTTGTAACGCGCAGCCTGATTTTCATTTTGATTCTCCTTGCACGGTTGGAGTTGGTTTATTACGGGGTGACGTCGCGCACCCAGGTGCCGCCGCTGAAGCTGACGGTCATCACTTGGAGCTCGTTGATCGTGTACGCGATGCTGTAGGACTCGATCATTGTGTTGCTGATCGTCCACTCGGGGTTGTCGGCCGCGAGGGCGCCCGAACCCTTTTTGACCACAATGGTGGTGTCGCCCTGGCCGACTTCGCCGGCGATGACGCCCTCAACTTCGGTCGCGCCGTAGCTGACATAGAGCTCTATGGTTCCCGACACGGATTGGAGCCCTGCGACGGCCTTCATGCCGGTGTCGCCGAAGGCGGTCGCGTCGAGCGACGTGTAGCCGAGAACGAGCTCGACGGAGCGCGCCTGATCGGTCAGATCGGTGGCCGCAATTTTGAGCTCTGCTGGGTTGGACAGGTAGGTGGTGGTTGCCACGGTGTTTCTCCTAACTGCGGGTGGTGGCCACGCGCACTTGAATGTCGTAACTGGGAATGTCTTGGCCGCCAATGGTGGTGACTGACGGCTGGCCGCCGACGACGCTGATCGGGCTGTTCATGATCGTGTCGGCCGTCGTGATAAGCCAGTCCTCGGCGTCGAGGTTGGCTGGCGGCGCGGCGAGCAGTCGCAGCTGGAACGTGATGTCGGCGATGTTTGAGTTGAAGCAGGTGAACGTCGGCGGCTCAACCAGGACGGTGATCGGCCTGGCGTTGCGGCTGTCGGTGACCACAGCGAGCCCTAGAGCCTCTAGAGAGGCCACCAGAGTGCTCCTAGCGGCCGCGAAAACCCCTGTGGCGGCCATCAGGCCACCTGGCTGCGGTTGACGCCTAGCAGGCGGTTTATTTGGCCCATAGAGCCGAGGGCGGTGCCGCTCAGCGGCTGGTCGCCAAAGCTGGCGAAGCTGTCGACGCTGCCGCGTTCACGGTAATACGCGCCGGCCATCATGACGGTCGCAAGTTTGACGTCTGCGCCCGGCACCGTGGTGAGGCTGTCAAAGTAGCCAGCTTCTTTGCGGCGCCGAAACGCAAACGCGTTGGCAGCATCCGTGCATGCGCCAACGAACGTGGTGTCGTTGGCAGTCGCAACGGTGATGCCTAGCCACGCGAGAACGTCAGCTGCGAGAATCCAGGTGCAAGTTTGTGTCCAGGTGACCGTTCCCGAGTCGGCCTGGCGCTCGATGTCGTCGCCGGCATCGGCGAACAGCAGCTGGTTTGTGATGATCTCGGCTGGGTCAAAAATCCAGTCGCCTTCGTCGTCCACGCCCAGGTAGCGGTGCGTCGGGATGTCGAGAACGGTGTGGTTGCCGTTCAGGCCGGTCTGTGCGAGCCCCGCGACCTGGATGGATTGCCCAACCCCGATGTCTGTGCCTTCCAGGGTCTGCACAATGGCGTAGTCATCTACCCGCGTGACGTGGGTGATGGTGAACGTGGCCATTGTGCAGACTCCTGGGTGCTAGCTGGGGTGATGGATCAGACGAACGCGGCCTTGATGAACTTTGTGTCGTCGATCATCAGCGTGGCGAAGTAGCCACGGAACTTGATGTAACGCGACAGCGAGCCGTCTGCGGCCTCGACCGAGATCGCGCCCTTCGACTGCTCGAAGATCTCAAAGCCGTCCGGGTGGCCGATGGCAAGGGTGCCGCTGGCAAAGTTGCGATCCACGACGACCTGAAGGCCGAACGCGATGCCGGCCGACGCACCAGGCGCGAGATTGCCGTATGCGTTCATCGGGCCAATCTGCGGGAACAGCGGACGGCCCTGGCCGTCTTCCAGCTGGCCGAGCGACGCCCAGCGGTTGGGGGCCACGAACAGGTGGGTCGGGAGCCAGCCGTTGCTGCCTGACAGGATGTCCGAGGCCGCGGTGTACATCCAGGTGACCCACTCGGTCGGGTCTGCGATGTTGGCGCTGGTGAAGTTGTTGCTGTTGCTGATGCCGGTGATGAGGTTGTCGGCTGCCACGTTGTCGGTTTCGTTGGCGTAGACGCGGCTCATGTCGTCGAGCAGCAGGCCGAGCACAGCGGGGTCAGTCCATTCCTGGTCTTCTTCGGACAAACGGACGTAGCCGCCGTAGACGCCCTTCGTCACCTGGTTGTCAGAGACGACGAACGTACCCTGGTCGAGAGCTGCGTTCTCACCATTGGATGCGCCAATGGTTGTGTGGGTGCTGACCGAAGGCCTACGGAAGATCTTGCCGCCGCCGGGCATCGCCTTGACGCCGATGGCGTCCACGACGGGGCGCATGCCACGGAAGTTGTTGTAGACCGTGCCGGTGATCGGCTCGGGCAGGATGCCAGGCGTGTCAGTCGTGACAACATCGGGAGCAGCCGCGCGGATCTTCGCGTTGAACTCGGCGAACTCGGCGCCGCCTGCGATGAACTTGGCGATGTATTCCGATGCGCTCGGCAGCTTGAAGTCGGGACGCGCTGCGGCGTACACGATGGGCTGGGTCGGGATGACGGCGTTGGCCTCTACGGCCTCGGCCTTTGCTTCTTCAGACATGGTTTCTCCTTCTGTCTGTTCTGGGTGGTTTTCGTCGTCCTCGGCCGAGGCGGCGATCTGGGTAATGACGGCATCCTCGAATGCCGGCACCGCGACGAGGCTCAGCTCGATCAGCTCCGCTTGGGAAACGATCATGGTGCCTGCTTTGTCGAACTTGAACTTTGTCGGGTTGGCTCCGACGCTGACGCTGTCATAGGCGCTCGACTTGACGAGCTCAACAGCGTCAGCTGATGCCCTAGTGCGTGCGAACTCGGCGACGAACTCCAGGCCTGCTTCGGTGTCGGTGAGCTCCACGACGGTGCCGCGCAGCTGCGTGAGATCGTGGTTCTCGACCAGCTTCGCGCGCTTCTGGGCGGTGTTGAATGCGCCGCGCAGAAACTTGACGCGCTGGCCGCCGCTGACGGTGGCGACAACATCCCAGGGGACTGCGACGCCGGCGATGCGTGCGGGGGCGTCTTCGCTGCCAGCTTCGGCGATGATGAGCTCAGGGTTGGCGGTGAATTGGATCATGATTACTCCAGGTTCATTTCGTCTTGGGAAATGTCGGGGGATGGTTCGCGCACCATGTCGGGCTGATCCATCATGAAGTCTTCAACGTATTCGTCAATGTCGAAAGAACAATGACGGCCGCGCGGCAGCACGTCGTCCATGCTAAGGCGCTCCTCGATGGCATGAAGCAGGGGCCGCGCTCCGAACAGGATCAGATCCTGACGTGACTGTTGCGCGTTCTGGTATGTCATGCCGCTTTGGTCAATGCCGAGCAGGTACCCAGGTACGTCGGTCAAGCGTGCCAGCTCTAGCGCCTGGTATTTGCGGCCCTCGACGAGCTGCAGTTTGCTGGGGTCTTGGTCGAAGGTCTTGAACTCGACGAACTCGTTGAGCGCGGCGATGGCGTTCGTGCGTCGGTTCGCTGACCAGGCGGCGGCCATTTCGGCGAGCTCGTCGCCGCTCATCGGTTCGCCGCCCTTCTGCTGCAAGTAGCCGGCCGCGATCTCATTGGTGGCGAAGCGTTCAGCTGACTGGTCGAGCCGCAGCGCGATACGCACAGCACGCGCCCCCTGGTAGACAAGCCCCAGGTTGCCTGACAGGAACTGGATCACGTTGCTCGGGTCGAGCCTGACGCCATTGAAGTCAATTTTGTTGCTGGGGCCGAACCATTCGGGGCCAGCCTGGTCTTCTGTGGTGACCATGTTGGCTGGCAGCCATTGGAAGGTGGCGGGGAAGCCGGTCGAGTAACGGCCGGTGACGATCCAGAAGGCGCGGCCGTACAGCAGCAGATCCTTTGCGGTCTTCGACATGATGAAGTTCCGCGTCACCTGGGGATCGGGGCGGGTCATCCAGCTTTCGCCCTCAACGTAGATTTTTTCGTACTCTTCGCCGTTCCAGGCGAGCGTGTAGCTCTTCAGGTCGAGCGTGCCGACGACGGTGGTGAGCAGCGAGACAGCTCGGGCAATGGTTGGCACAGATAGGGCAGCCTCTTCTTGCGCCCCTACAACGTATGAATAGAACTGCCCTACCTGGCTGGCCCCACCGGCGGCAGCGTGAATGGGGACGCTAGCGGCGGCCGGTGCGGTG